TTGTGCACCCCACTCAACATTGTTATTATCAAGAACGTTGCCAGGCACTGGTAAGAAAACACTACCTAATGTTCTTTGAGTGTATCCCTCTCGTTCACCGATTCCAAGAGTGGTTTTCCCTCCCGTTGTCTCTTTGTTTATTGGTCTGGGTTTATATTCTAAAACAGATATTTGTATTTTATCTTGATCACGATTTGCTTTGAGTGCCACTGGATAGTAATAGGTATAGCGTGATCCATATACTTGTCTAGGTCTATCCCCTGCTTCTTCTGCTAGTGATTTAATTAATGTTCTATTCGCACCAGTAGCATCCTCTGATGAATTACCTTGATTATTTGATCCTTGACTTCTGGTAAGTTCTCTTATTGCTCCTTCTTGAGTTGATAAACCACTACCTCTACCAAATCCTAGTGTTCTAAAATATTTTGCAATTGCATTTGCACTTACATTACTAACTTGTGAATTAAAATTACTACTTCTATCATTAAGATCTGACCAACTTGCATCTGGTAATGCAAAACCTAGAGTTGTATCACTATCATCTAGATATTTTCTTTCCCATACTCCATTCGCACCAGGCCCTCTTGTTGCTGCTGTAGTCCACGTTGCATTAACACCACCACCTGTTACACCACCATCAATCGCTGTTCTATCCACCTGTAGATTTGTGGTAAAAGAACCAGGCAATGCCCTACCATTAGCATCTTCTTTCCATGTATTATTGGATCGATATGCTATTTGATATTTGGTTGCGTCGTCTCTAGTGTATGTTCTTATCCAACTAGAACTGTTAGCAGTTGTTGCCATTTA